GCATCAATGAACGGCTGAATCTTATCGTCGCAAACTTTGTTCATGAACTTGATGACTTTCTTGGTGTCAGAAGTATCAGGATAAAGTTTCTTGATCAGCGGACCCATGTTCAAATAGATTGAGTCAGTATCCGAAGCAATGACATAATCTTCACCTTCGGTCTTGAGCAGTTTGTTCATATACTCGTTGATTTTCTTTTCAATCCAACGAATAGACAACTGACCTGCTGTTGTAATGCCTTCGGCGATACGAATATCAAAGAAGCGGAAGTATTGATTACCCAGTGCACCGTAAGCGGAGTTTAGAGTAACCTTCTTTGCCAACTGAAGATTGTTATATCGAGCAACTTGCTTCTCAAGATAATGAACCTGATTCTTATCTTCAAGAACAGTTTCGATTTTCTTCTTGGCTTCAAGTGCCAACTTCTTATAGCGTGTACGATCTTTGTACATGCTATCCATAATCTCAGGCAGCACACCTTGCTCTTGAATGCGGAACAACTGACCATTCGGCGTTACCGTAACGCCAAGATCTTTTAGAATGCTTGTATCAACTTCTTGATTGAGTAGATTATCAACGTTGATATTACAGTTGCTGATAAAGCCACGCATGTTATCATTATACTTCGCTGGCTCAACAAGTGTTTCCATCGAAATATTATACTGCATGATCAAGTGCGGATACAGACTGTTCAAATCAAATGAGGCAACCCATTCATGCATACCACAAATGGGATCTTTTACATATGCACCTTCGTACTGCGAACTCTTTGTACTGCGTGACATCTGCGGGATGACAATCTTTTTACGCAGAAGATAGTTGTACACAATAGCATCCCACATGCGTACTTGCGTGAATACATCATCATAGTTGACTTTGTTATCATACGCAAGAGTCAAAGCCAACTCAATCAACTTCATCTTATCTTCGAGTTTCTCGACAAGTTCAACGTCCTTGATGTTATACTCAATGAACTTTTGATAGTCGTGTTTGTAGAGTTGATGGAGAGTTTCGAACTCAGAATAATCTAATTTCTTCTCACCCAACTCAACGTGAGCAATGTTATCAAGACGATAAGACTCTTGCTGTGAATAAGTGAACTTGCGATAGAGTTGAATGTAATCTAGAATCGCAATACCAGAAAGATCATAGAATTGAACAGGACGATTCATCATCGTCGTTTCACGTTTACTGATACGATTCCACGGTGAGAGTTTCTTGGCTTCATCCTCACCAAGAATCTTGGTGATGCGATTTGCAAGATAGGGAATATCGAATTGCTCGACGTTCCATCCAGTGACTACATCTGGGTGCCATCGTGACCATAGGTCGAGGAATCTTCGTATGAGATCTGACTCATCTCGGCACTTTGCATAGTGCACGTCGTCACGATGCTTGACATAATCGCCACAACCAAACACAAAATAATTACCTTTGACCTTGATAGAGATTGCGGTGATTGCTTCGTTTGCATCTCTTGGTTCAGGAAATCCATTTTCGGATCCAACTTCGATATCAAGATAGGCAATAAGTATTTTACTGACATCCCAAAGAATATCATCAGGATACTCATCAGCAATATAAGCATACTCATAGCGATTATTCCCAAAAATAGGAAAATTGTCGACACTCTCGTACCTCTCTAAAAATTCACGACATTCTGGGATAGTTCCAGGCTGGATTGGTTTTACATAGTCACCAGCAAGAGTTCTGTATTCAGTTTTCTCTTGGCTGGAAAGAAAAAAGGTCGGACGGAATTCAACCTTCCGTCTGACCCTTCTATCATTCTCAACACCTCTCAGAAGAATATATCGACCAGAGACGCTGACATTGGTATAAAAATCGGACATATCACCCCACAATCAATTCCTTGGGAGGAACCATGATTCCTGCACCGAAGATTTGATTATACCCGTTTTTCACTTCATCCGCAACATCAGCAGTAGTGACAAGTTTGTCAATATGCATTGTAAACGGACCATCAGCGGCTTGCATCCATGGCATGAAACCAAGAGCAGGACCATCTTGACGGCGCTGCATAACGCAAGCAACAGGATTCTTGAATGTGATTAGATCACCTTCTTCATTGATAATTTCGACTACTAATTCCTCGCCACTTACGAGTTTCAGTGCTTTGATGTTCGACATTCTGTACCTTCCTTTTGTAATTGTCAAATAAATCTTTTTGTTTCATATTTTGAGGCATTCCGTTTTTATAAAATGCGCCACGATCCATAACCCAAGTATCTTTACCAACCTTCAACAGCCAGCCATTGAACTCTTTGATTTCAATGTCTTTGCTAACAAGAAGATCTCTAAGTTCAGATAGCGAGTTCATTATTCACTATCACCAGCGTCACGATTTTCGGTATTGTGTCGCTTCATCTTGAATCCAACATGATTAGCGTGAGCAGCGATCATTGATCTTCGAAGTTCACCGCGAGCGTGAGCATCACCAGTCCAGTTATAAACTTGACCCATAGTAAGCATACGCTTCAAACTGCGTGGAAGTTTAGCATTGAAAAAGTCACTACGATTAGCCATTTAGAAGTTCCTCACATTTTCTTGTAAAACGTTCGTTTTGTCCTGGATGAAAACTTTGGTACATATGCCAGAACATTTCATTTCCTTCTGTACCAAACGTTGTGCCGATACCATACTTCGGCATACCATCAGCAAGATCCCAATACGGTGGCGCATCTTTCGGTTCCCAATCCATACGGATAGGTGGTGCGTCATATCGTAACGGCATTACGATCTCAATAGGAATATTACTCTCTCTCGCTTTGAAAGTCAACTCTTCTGCCACATCACCGCGATAGTTCGGCATAAAAGATGGATTGCCAAGTTTACGATAGAGATCAACTGTAAACGTTACATTGTGTGGCGCAGCAAATACATGCTGACCATTTTGAATATGATTACTGCGTTGAGCGTCGCCAATAATCTTACCTGCATATGCTTGTTCGAAGAAATAGTCCAACGCCGAATCATTCAATGGCAAGCAATCAATATCTAGAAACATGATAGCGTTATGATTTCGCTGCTCTAACATATCGACAAGTCGATCCATCGTATATCCTGGAGGTGCTTCAGTGTAGATATGATAGTGGGGGATATTAGACTTGTTATATTTCTCAACCACTTTCTTTTGTAGAGCCACTAGGTTTTGGTCGATATTCTTCATAAAGATCGACGCAATACAAGGATTATTCATTTCATTCTCCAACTTATTTTATCCATGCACCCTTGCCATGGAAATCAAAAACTTTATCACCAAAAACATCTTTTGCTGCTTCTTTGATTGGAGCATGATGCCAGTCATCAATAAGAATGTAGCCACCATTTCTTAGAATGGGATTATAGATCATAAAGTCTAATCTCACTGACTCAAAATCATGAGCAGCGTCGATATAGATCAAGTCTGCTTGTATCTTCCAGTGAGTCAAACACAATCCACCATTCATAGAGTCAATAGGGAACGGTGTGATTACATCAGTCAGATTATTTCGAACAACGTTTGATAGAAACGTTTCATAGATCTTGGGTCGACCATTTATCTTATGGCTAGAACCATCATTATCTGTTAGATCTGGAACATTGAATGTATTCATCTTAGTGTGGTGTTCAACTGAACCCAAAAAAGTATCAATACAAACAAGTTCAAATTCATCAGCAGGAATTCCGTTCTTTGCTGCCAACTTTGCCATGTTGATGGCAGAGGAACCTTTCCAAGTACCAACCTCAATCACAGTTTTTGGTTTTATCTTTTCGAAAATTTCTTCAAATGATTTGCCTGTACTCGCCCAACCCTGTTGATCCTCTCTGACAGAAGGCAAGTTTTCATATGGATTTATATTTCCATGAATGAGTTTGCTGATGTTTTTAGCCATTATTCTTCCAAGGAAGTTTGCCGTTATGACGCTGCAGCATTGCTTCGTTCCCTTTCAAGAAGAACTCTGCTTGCACTGACAGACCAGTATTGCCTACACGATATCTTACCGTATAATCCCTAGTGCAGTCAAACTTTAGTTTGTTATTTGGATGCATCAATACAGCAGCAATTGCTCGATCGATTTCCATCTGACCAGGTTCACGGAATTTACGATACCAAACTGGAGTAATCTGCACAGCAACTTCTTTCTTGACGAAATAGCAATTGACATCAACGAAGAAATCTTGTGGATGCAGAATGCTCGCCCACATACCCAGTGACTCGCAGTCATCGAGACAAAGAACGTTATTGTCTTTGTCGATGATCTTGCGGAAAGAGTATGCCCAATCTAGATTTTTTTCTTGAACAAGTTTGACCAATTTTTCAATATGATCAGGTTCAAGAAGATTATCATCATCTAGCCAGAGATGATAGTCGCCATCTGCGAAATAAGTAGCAGCACCGTACACGCGATGACCGTTGTAACGATTAGTGCCTGTGGGGTAGGGTAATACGCACACATGTTCATTCGATCCATTTGGAAATTCAGCAGCCAATAAAATTTCGTCTGCTTTTTGCCAACGTTCTTTTCCGTCAACAACTACAATGTGTTCAACGTTTTTATATGTTTGCGCACGAACTGATTCGATACATTCACCAAGGAATGGATTACCCGTTGTGGGTGTAATGACTGTAACTCTCACTTGAATACTACCAATGTTCCTGGACGCTGCTCGTTGAGTCGAGCCTCGACTTTCTTACAGAGATCTTCGTTGTTGAACGCGAAAATAAAATCTCTGCGTGAAATCACTTGTTTGTATCCGTATTTCTTTAGCAACTCACGAAGTTCAACCTGACGTTCTTTGTTCCACTCAACATTCCAAGACTCAATCATCAGCGGCGGCAGTTCATTCATTTCAACAGTTTTCTCAATGCCTCTGACAACTTCAAGTTCACTACCTGAGACTGTAATCTTGATGAGCCCAACTTGAGCAAATCGATAATCATCTAAAGTTCTCAGTTCAAACACATCAGTCTCATTTGGGATTGGCAGACTGCGATTCACATAGTTATCGCGAGACAACGCAAACGAACCATGGTTCATAGAGGATAAGTCAAAGATAAAACTATCAATGATCTCGTTTTTATCCCAAACACCAATTCTATGACACCGAACATTATTGAGTTGATTCAATAGAGTATTAGCGTTCAATTGAGCGTTGAGTGCTGGAACTGGTTCAAAAGAATCAAAGATATGTTTCTTGAGATACTTTACAGCCAATGGTATGGTAAATGCACCCATACCAGAACCAATATCGACAACTCTACATCGATCTCTCTCACTCAGAATAATGTCAGCAATTTCTAAATTGTAGACATTCCAATAGTTATTCTTTCGAATCTCATCAGAGATGATTTCTGGTTGAGTAAATAGAGCATATCTGATGCCCTGACGAGTTTCATGTATTTTTACTGGTGGTATCATGTTCAATCCCATAAATTTTGATAATATTTTCCAAACAAACGAAAGCCATTCCTCTTTCGCTCCCAGTATGCTTTGGCTTTGGCTTCGTCGTAGATGCCTTTGTCAGTGGTGATCATTTCTTTCCAGTCTTGACCTTCCACATCCACCCACTTATGTTTGGGTTTCTTGATCCAGAAGTTTGGCTCGCGATCTTTAGAATGCTCGCCGAAAGTCCAGATCATTTCTTTCATGATCCAGTCCCAACGCTTGAAGTGAAACTCGTCCACGTCCCATTCATTTTTCTTGGGTTTGGCATTGGTTGAACGAAGATGCTCAGGAACATCTTCATCATCAGTGCACGGTGCACCATGTTGCGTCTTGCGCAATTGCCGAAGCATTGGAAGAATGATGTCGGCAAGAGTATGATCCATGCTCCATGTGTCCCATGGATCAATACGAATTGACTTCTTTTGCTTGCCGTCTTTCTTTGGATATCTACCGATCGAGATCTTCATACATTATTTTTTATTGCGCCTTGCTGCTCTTTTTTTAGAGCCCAATTTACAACGACCTTTACCATGACCTTTCAAACCAACTTTAGCAGGCATAAATCACCTCATTCAAATAGAAGCCTCGCGCTCGCGGCGAGTAACCAAATTATTCCATGCTGCGAGTTCATAAGCCTCTTCACTCAAACCAGGAGTCGACTCACGCAAACGGGCAACTTCCGCATTGGTTTCTTCAATGCTGAAATCGTACTTTTGAGTTTTACTTTCTTCTACAGTAAATGGAACATAATCTTCGTTATTGCCTTTGGCATTCCAAAGATCGTCTGTGAAAGATTGTTTATCATTTGTGACATCCAGATATTCATCTGCTTCGAAATGGTAACCAACTGAACTCAAGAAACTTCTAAACTCTGAGAGCAACTCATGTAGAGTTAGGTTATCGTCATCAAGTTCCATAGTAACTTTCTTGGAAGAGTTCTTGTCATAAAAAGAACCGTTCTCGATTTTACCCTCAAACTGAAAAGTAATTTTAGACATAATTATCACCTGTATAAAAAATTAGTGTACATCTCTATCTATACGAGATTGTATAGAATCTCACGTTGTTTGCATTCTTTTATTATACGCTCTTTCTCCTGCAAAGGCAACTTGTACCAGTCAGTTATCTCTGCAGTTGTGCGAAAACACCCAACGCAAAACTCACGTTGGGTGTCTAGCGTACAGATTCCTTTACAAGGGCTGATCAGAGTTTCCACTTGTCTTCAAGAGTAAACTTGTTGACATAATAGTCATATACAGACCAAGCAAGACTACCAATCAAAGCCAAAGCAATAACGATCATCCCAAACTTCGGACCAAGTTGGTCAAGAAGAACATAACAGCCGCAAAAAATTATGCTGAAGTAAGCAAGAAATTTTCCAGTTTCAATCATAGCCTTTGAACGAATACCCATAAATCAATCCTCATCTGATGAATGATGTGGCTGTTTCGGGACAACCACTTTCCCGCATCGTTTGCAAGTTTTGTTTACAAGGATGTCAAAGGGATAGTAACTGCAACGACTGGGTCGCCACAATCCTTCCCATTTATGCAGACCAAAGAAACAGAGAATACGTCCGATCATCCGCGACGCATCCTCGAGATATCTTTCATCTGTTCTTCGTCGATTACAGGCACTGCGTTAGACTTGTGCATCGTAGCAATACCTTTCACCAAAGAACCTGTATACATCAGGCTCTCTCTTTTTTCTGTAAAGATCTTATCAGAGTTGAGCGACTGAACACTGCGAGCAGCATCAGCCCCAACTCGTGAACCATATTCAAGGCGCGGAATTTTATCTACTCCGAGAATTTTCGCGCTTTTATTATACTTCTTTGCAACTACACCCTTCGGCTTACGCTTCTTCTTTGGTTTGAAACGCGCAGCGCAATAGATCATCATACAGGATACTTCTCAATATGAAGAGCATAGAAGATTTCCAAAAGACCAATCTTTGTTCGCAATTCATGCGGCAAAGGCATGTCATGAATTTTGCTCATAGCGATAACTTCACGAGCAAACTTTCGAAGAGTCTGCAACTCTTCAATCGTACCACGATTCAATACTTCAAAGTCACCTTCGCTCATACTTTTTCCACCAGTTTAGATAAAGTGTAATCAGCAATTTTTGCTCGAATCATCGAAGGAATATCAGTGTAGGGATCTTCCAAGAAATAAGAGCAACCATTCGTCCAACTATTATACTTGACAAATTTAGCAAAATCAAGCATATGCTTGCGATTGCGAGGATCAAATTGTACTCGCTCTTTGGGAGCAAGAACAGAGCGACGATATTCATTTGTCATCGTAAAAATACCTGTCTTTTCGTTTGGCTGGGATACAGATTAGTATACCTGAAACCAGACCGCAAAGAAACATCAAAGCACCAAACATCAGTGCATTGTCTTCCATCAGTCTTCGCCCTCACGTGGTTTAGTTGCAAGAGTATCAATCACATCCCAACCCAATTCAACCAAACGGTCTTGAACATGATCAGGATTAGCACCACGCAACTCTTCTGGAGTGAAGCAGACAACTGCATACCCAAGACGTTGCATTTTGACGCAAAGTTCAAAGACCTTGCTTTCTGTCATCACATCGCTCATTAGTAATGCTCCGCATTGTAATCAACATCACCTGGATCAAACGCAAGATCATCGTAACTGACCATGTCAGTATCGTATTCATTGTAATCATCATCACGATTCTCATACGCTGCGAGAATCTCGTTGACTTCAGTCAGCGACAAGCCAGTGATGCGAGCAATCTCTGCTTCCTTGAGACCATCAACACGATGCATCTCAATCACATCAATTTCTAAATTTTTGAAGTATCCCATTAGAACGGCACTCCTTCACCCATCGGAATCTTGTTCAAGTCTTGTTGCGTCTTGCGATCACCAACAACAAGCAGTGCATGACATGCACGCTCAAGTTTCTCCGCAAGATCATAACAGTTCTTGGCACTCAGATCGTACTGAGTCATGGTGTTCGCCAGAACATGATCAACACCATTCACCAGATCGATCGCCTCATTCAGCAAAGTTTCAGTTTGCTTTCTCATATTATTCCCACTCCTTGAAATTTTGTTCTGCTTCGTTCACGTCGAAGCCAAGATTGTACTCGACAATTTGTTGCGCAGTCATGTCTTTCTCGAGCACGCGAGCACTATTGAAAGTCACATAACCATTGATGTCACTTTTCATATAGTGTGGACTTCGAGCGCGACGATAATAACTGTCAGCGCGACCACGATCATACGGACTACCATGTCGGTCATCGATGTTCATTAGGCAACCACCTGCACGCGAGAATCGACACCCTTTTCTTCAGCCATGTCGTCAAAGAAATGATTGCCAGGAAGCGGAGCAGTGAAGAAGTCAGACGGAAATTTCTTGTCCAACTGACCCTGCCACACACGCTTGATGGTCTTGGCGCGGAAAGTGCCGTCCATCTTGCTGATGCCGACCACGAGACCGACATAATAACAGTTATTGATACCGACGAAGTCAAGACTCTTGACCACGTCACCGATTTTTACAATAGTGTTTTCGCTTTTCATAGATATATTATCGCATTTTACCCTAAAAAAGACAACAGGTGAAACTCTTGCAAAATCAATAACTTACAAGCACGCTCTCGAACACACGTTTTGCCTGTTCGAAAGTGGTGTCAGGAAGGTCGATTTTGTTGCCAGTAGAGCGGCATTCTATCTGATAATGATAATTTCCCACATGCCAGAGTGTATGGCGAGCACCGAATTTGTCGTTTTTCGACTCGATATAATGATATCTCATACAACAATTGTCGTATAAAACACAGGGGAAAACAACAGTATTTTTTTCTGTAAAATCAATAACTTATGTCAGTCCCGTAAAACCGAAGGAGAAGCCGAGAGAGCGGTCCTAGAATGGGGGTTCCCCGAGTTCTGGGGGAAGGTCGAAATAGCGTATTCGGACTCCTGCCTCGCGCAGCATGACTTCCGCATGCTCGATCGAGTAATGCTTTCCCGCACCCTTACCAGAGAATGGTCGGTTTGGTCCGATGACTTCCTTGATCCCTGCTTGAATCAATGCGCGTGTACAATCAGCGCATGGCTTTGGTTCCCAGTTTAGATATGCACGAGAATTGTTGAGTGAAACACCAACACGTGCTGCGTTGAAGATTGCATTGCGTTCAGCATGCTCAACCCAATGGTACTTTTCTGGACTCTTCCAACGATCTTTCCAATCTTCTTCAATGCCTCTTGGAAAGCCATTGAAACCCGTCGACAAAATAACATTATCATCATTTACAATAATACACCCCACTTTTGTCGACGGGTCTTTGCTTTTCTGAGCGATCAGAGTAGCCTGCAAGATAAACAATTCATCCCACGATAGTTCATCACGAATCATAATATAATCTCAATGGTTATTTGATTTCAATCTTACGAGGTTTCTGTTCTTCAGGAATGACATTTTCTAATTGAATAGAAAGAATGCCATCAGCAAGTGCAGCATCACGAACCACTACTGTATCAGACAAAACAAATTGGCGAGCGAATTTACGACCAGCAATACCTTTTACAAGATATTCGCGAGTGTCTTCCTCTACCTTTTTGCCTGTAACTTTGAGAGAGTTTTTCTCAGCAGTGATTTCAATCTCATCAATCTTATATCCAGCAACTGCTAGTTCCACGACAAAGTTGTATTCGTCTTTCTTGACGACATTCACTGGAGGAAAGGCATTGGATGTTGCTGTTAGTAGATGAGCCGCATTATCGAGAGCAGCGAACGCATTTTCAAACCCAAGAGCAGTTGGAAGAAGGCGATCGAGTGATGCGGATGTGAGTGTTGTGATATTAGTCATTTTGTTACTCCTTTAGTAAGCAAGTATAGTTATGGAACCCCAAATGGGCATTCCAATTCTATTTAGGAAATTCTGTTGGTCCGTCGACCTGCCATTCTTCCATAGGTGCGGTTTCTTTTGCAACACCAGTTGATCCAAATCCACCAGATCTTTCAGAATGTTTTTCTGGTCTCTTTGATAGAACAGTGAATCCAAATGGTTCGTTGGCAACGACTTCAGCCTGAGCAATACGATCTCCACGACGAATCGTTTGATGCATCTTTGAGATGTTGGTAAGTAGAACAAACACTTCTTCTTGATAATCAACATCAACGACGCCTTCGCTATTTGCGAGGATCAACCCTTTCTTGAGCGAAAGTCCAGAGCGAGGATGAAGGCGAATGCTGTAATTCTGAAGTGGCAGTTCTTTCCGAGAAATATCAGAATAAGTTTCAATCGTAATCAACTGTTCGATCTTGAAGATCAGTCCAGTTGGAATCAATAAACGATCTCCGTGAAAAATTGAAATTTCACCAAAAGAGTTCACTTCGCGTTCTATTGGAGAATTGAATTCGTCGTATCCATGCACAACATTACTTGTTGGCTGAAACGATAGATCAAAACAATTTGCGAATTTCGTACCGTATGTTGGAAGTTCAATATCATCACGAAGTTTATACACATTCACTGAGAGCATAATTTATCCTTCCTTCTTTTTCTTCCCGATTGTATACTTGGAAACCAATTGCCACTCATTCTTCTCCTTGAATGGAAGAATCTTGATCTGGCTCAATGGTGCGACGTTATCCTTTGTCTTGTTTTCATCGACGAGTTTTACCAAACCCCACTCAGCCATTAGGTTCGCAATCGTGTTACGACGCTGAATGTCATTATCAGACATGTTCGATGGCTTACCGTCTAATTCAAAGAGTTCTTTGAAATGAACAATGTAATACTTTCCTTGTTTATGGAGGATATGGCAAGACTGATAAAGAATGTTGTCGTTCTTTGCAGCGACACCGATGCGCGTTAGAGTTTCGCGGACTTTGAGGAAGTCGTCTTGCTTTTCTAGTGTGACTTCTACTAATTTTTCGACCATGGTCAATCACCCTTATATAATTGTTTTTTCATTGCGGTGATTTGGTCGTCGGATAGAATCTTTAATGCTTCCTCTGCTTTCGCATCGGAGTAACCATAGTATTCCTTGACAACACTCAAATCACTACTTTGAGCCTTTTTATGCCATTTTGAATATTGGCGCTTTTGGGCTCTTACAATATTTAGGAGAAAGTCGTATTTGAGTTTATTGTCGAGAGTCGAGAATCGATTCATCTCATTCGCGAAAAGAACGGTATCGCGATGAAACGAGAGTGCTCGGTTTACCATAAACGATGAATATGACTTTTCATCCTGTTCTGTCAGGAGAGCATATTCCTTCGTCTGTAGAATAGACGGAATGATTTCCTTGAATAGATCAGCCACGATTTTTTCTCTTTTTAGTTCTTCGTTCGCGTTCAATTTTACACATCCAACGCAAACCTTCGTCTGATAAATTATCAGATGCCCAATCTAAGTAACCAATTGGTACATCTTTGATGTAATATCCTTTGTACTTGCCAAATGGTATTTTAGTGTATTGAGATTCTTTTCGAATCTCACCGATCAAATCATCTTTTCTAGCCATTGAACTTACACTCCACCATCATCTCGGTCAGACATGCGGTGAGGTTCAGTTCTTGATCTGCGACAAACGCTGCTTGGTATTGATACTTGGCGAGAATCAATACAGCATTCGGAATCGTGGACTTATCCATGATATCATACAGACTGTCGTAGATTTTACGATAGATCTTTGCAGGATCATCACCACCAAAGTCAGCAACCCACTTGCGCATTGCACTGAAGTTTTGATCTTTGAGTGATGTCACCAATTCATTGATCGAAACATCAGCAATGCTGGTGAGAATACCTGAATCAATCTTACCGCTCACACTGTAACGCTGGAGTTCATTTAGAACACGACGATAATCTGGGAAATGCTTCTTGACAACTTCAGCCAGTACTGCCTTATCAAATGGAATCTTTTCACCAGTTAGAATCTCTGATGCACGCTTCATGAAAGCCATTGCCATCTTTGGCTTTTCTTCTTTGCGCAGTTTGAATTCAATCACAGCACAACGACTATGCAACGGTTCAATGATACGATTCTTGAAATTGCAAGTCATAATGAACGTGCAGTTATGCGCAAACTCTTCCATTGCTGCACGCATGGCTGGCTGAGTTGAGTTTGGATTTAGATAATCTGCCTCATCGATGATGATAACTTTCTTACCACCACCAAGAGACATCGCACTTGCATAATTCTTGATCTTGACGCGGAAAGTGTCGATTCCCGACTCATCCGAGCCATTGATCATCAGATAATCACAACCGATCTCGTCACACAATGCACGAGCAACGGTAGTCTTACCTGTTCCTGGAGTGCCACAAAGTAAGAGATGGGGAATCTCTTTGCGATCAACATAAGATTGGAAAGTTGCCTTGTATTCATCAGGAAGAATACAATCGGCAATAGTGTGCGGACGGTATTTTTCAACCCACAACGCTTCATTCATAATATAACTCCTGATTGCTTATTCAGTTACTATTCTACGCCATTTTCCGTTTGTCATCAAGTACATCTCGCCATCAGGACCGACGGTCATACTTGCGGTTACATGCTTTTGTGTTCCTGGAACAAAACGTGGACCGAAACTAACTGTACCATTTGGTGGTACGAGTTCACCATACTCAGTGCCAATAGTCATCTTGCCATTGTAACCAGAGGCTTTGATTTTTTCTATTGCTTCGCATTTATCAGCATCAGGAAGAACAGCGGCTGCGGCTACAATACCACCGCCAGCAACACCACCAGCAAGACCAAGATACTTGAAAAAATTACGCCTTGTTGCCATGATCAATTACTCCATTGCAAAGATTTACATTTATCAAAATGATACCGATTCATATTGTTTACGCCACCAACTTTATGACAATGAGGGCATTCAACTGTTCGGTATTCATAATCCTTCATACGTTCAACTAAAGCAAGACTAATTCTTTTTCTCGCATAATCTGTATGAGTCTTACCCCAAAAGAAATGTTTTTCACCAGTTCTTTCTGCCATGGGATTGTTTTTACCCATGAACATATCATTTCCTTTATTCCATGGTTCGGCAACTGTAGAATTTTCTGGGATAAAATCTAATTGTTGGTCGCTGAGGCATGGATTTTCATAATACTCTGTATTGAATAGTTCGCACAGAGCCTTATGGGTTTTATAGGTATAAATAGACATGCTGATACTCCTTTGCAGTATTAGGGTCCCTGGGAATTGCCGTTCCGCGAGGGACATCTCTATTTATACAAAATGAAAAGAAAGAGGTGGGGAAGGTGAACTCCCATGGTGGCAGTCTGGCGGATTGTACCATTAGCAGAACGCTACACCTCTTAGATTTATTTAGCCACGTTTTCGTAAATAGTCTGGAAGTCGCTCTGTTCTGCAACTTCTTCTTCATAATTACGTTTGTGATAAACCTTTGCGAGTTTACGAGACAACTTCTTCGGAATCTCACATTCATCTTGCATCTTCTGAAGAATCTCTTTGATCAGATCCCGTTCTGCTTCAATGCGAGTAAGTGAGTTTGAGATTTCTTGAAGGCATCCCAATACCTTTGCTTTATCAAGTGCCATGATTATTCTCCGAATGTCGAACTTGCGGCTTCGATTGCAATGTAGTAAGTGATATCGACAGTCTTGTGCTTGAATCGAGCAAGACCTTTCTTGGCAATCGCAACATCATAAGAACCTTCAAGTAACTTGAAGTTTTCGACCTTCATGACAACCTTGAACTCTTTACCGTCTTCAACTGTACCAATCTCAATCTTGGATTGATCAGCAGAGTCGTCTTTGACATCAGTGGCAATGAATTGAATCGTGGAACCATCGCTTTCAAAGACGAAGTTTGGTGAACCAGAGATGCCAGCACTCTTGCGCATCCAATCAAGATCTTCTTGTGAAAGGCTGAATGAACAATCAGGCTCACCAAATGTGATTGCTTTCTCAGGAGGAGTCACAATAACTTTCGGCGAACAATACTTGATATAATCAGACTTTTTGTTTGCGCTGATGTTGAGTTTGTCATCATCAAACGACAACTCAGCATCCTTGTACAAAGAAACCTTTGCCAAGAGTTTATTCAAATCATAAAGAGCGAACTCTTTCGGAAAACTCTCACCAACAGTTGCTTCAACAAAAATAGTCTTGAGTGGAGAAATAGTCTTCAAAGTATTGCCAGACTTGAACTGCAAACTTTGATTGATGCCCGAAAAGTTTTTCAGGACTTGCACAGTATCATCAGAAAGTTTCATAATTTAGAACCTCATTTGCTTCAACATGATTATTATATAACGAATCAACCAACTTGTCAACCCTTACGGTCAACTCATCAAGAGAACAATTATTATCCATCACAATATCATAATGCGATCCAATCCAAGCCCACTCACTAAAGTGCACTTCTGGATAAGCATTGCGCATTATTTCTTGTTTGTTATAGGTATTGCACTCACGAGCGAGTGCATACCATTCTGGATCTTCACCGCGACGAACACGAATGACCTTGCCACCAGACTTTACAATTGCATCAATTTCATTTGGGAAACGAACATCAGCAATCACATAGTTATTCCATGGTGCTTGTTCGCAGCGACGCATCACAGTATGAACCCAGAGGTCAGGGTGAAATACATCACGACCTGCCTCTGTGCCCATTAGTTGGAGAGCCAATCTTGGTGAGAATTCGCGACCGAATTTTTCTGACCACCAAGCATCTGGCTGCTCGCGCCATGCTCTAGATCCTGGAGTGTCACCTTCAAGCATGGAACGATTCCAACCGAAGATAGTGGCACAGGCGTCTTTGACGCTATTCGCATAACTCTCTTTGACAAAATCATGGCGATCAACCAAGAGATCTGCGACTGTGCCTTTACCTGCTCCAATAAAGCCAATCAAACCTACGATCATAACAAAGTCTCTTTATATTAGAGAGAGCCAACAAAGTTTGCAACGGCTGGCATATCACCAGTGAATGCATATGTACCAACGTGGTGCGTCTTCATCCATGGGCACAACCAAATTTGTCCACCGATGTTTCTCCACCACTGACAGAACATATAGTCTTCAGACAAGTAACGATCTGATCCACGCCCACCATTTGCCTTGCTATCGATAACAGTATCGAAGTAAGCATGGATATAACGTGAGCCGTCGAAGTTTGCTTGACCAACATGATCTGGACGATATTTCAATTGCGGATATGCTTCAGCGAATTTACCGAATACTTCACGCTTGACCATCATGTAACCCGTACCAATCTCAAGAACTTCAACTGGCTCAGCAACAGAGAACTTCTCAGTGCCAGGAACTGGATTGAAGACGAAATCGCCAGCCAACTTTTCCATATCGCCAGGAGTAATTTCAGGATGGCGCTTCACACCTTCCTTCACAGCACCCCACTTGATTGACTTCTTCGGATATGGTCCACCAATGACTTCTTTATCCAGAGCAAGTAATGCAATCACATCGCGTGGATCGAAATGAATATCAGCGTCAATAAAGAGTAGATGAGTAAAACCTTCTGCGCGAAGGAACTCATCAACGAGATAGTTGCGAGCGCGAGTAATGAGGGATTCATTGAAGATAAACGAGAAACGAACTTCAATGCCATATTGAGTGCAGACAGACTGCAAATCAAGACAAGACTTCACATACATTCCATGAGCGTTACCGCCATACATGGGTGTTGCAACAAATAGTTTATTTTTGCGCAACTGTTCAACAGATACTTCTAACTGCATAATTATTCACTCCAGTTGTAAAATTTTCTAATATGATCAATAATCTTAGACTGATCATCGAGATTTTCGTTGACCATTGTCTCTATATAGTCCATGAGCGTCAGCGACCCCATGATGTTCGAGATTTTAGTCTTACGAGAATTTTTGAATTTGTCATCTTGATCATCTTTGCGATCAATATGACGCTGATCAAGAGTGCTATCCTTCACTGTGAGGATAAGAATCTTGAAATCATTTGGGAATAGTTCAGAAAGACGATCAAGCATCTTACCATTGAATAAACGATCACCTTCGAAGATCACGTTGCCAGTTTCAAGTGACTCGAAGAAAGCAACAGCGTCTGGCTGCACCGCCATTGATAAACGATCAGTACCCTGAAACACATTACCATCGTTTGCATATTTGCCAAGAATATAAAGATTTAGTTTCTTGGAATACATCGCATCAAGCAACTTCTGCGGCTTGATAACTTCCCAGTCATCAGCCATCGAAATCAACTTGAACATTAGAGTGGTCTTGCCAGTTGCTGGCTCGCCACCCATCGCAATCACTTTTACCATAATGCCTCCAAACCTTCTTTCACTTCTTCTTCGTCTTGGAACATCCAAGTCATTCTTTCTAGTTTACCTGTTCTCAGGAAATAAGTAAACTTTTCCTTGTTGATTTTATTTCTTGGAGCAAGTCTTGGGTCTAGCGTTTCATTGCGCGCTTGCCACAAAACATTCCATTCAATGCCAGTCCAACCATCGCCTTCTGCTTGAGATATTTCTTCAGATTGACGATCGAGATAGTAACCAAGATAACGCCCATGATGTTCACGAAAGATTTTCTTGAATGAACACAAACAAGTTTCCATCGTGAAGAAATCTATTTGGCTGCTCAGTTGAGGGAATCGAGATCTGGTTTCCTCAAGAATTTCTTTGGCTTGGCTTTCAAGGTCTGTGCATTCTGCAGCAGTGAGTTTTGTATCATACTTGTCATCTTGCCCGATGGCGAGATGCAAACCATTACGATGAGAACGAGAGCCTGAATAATCGTCCAACATGAGGCTAGTAGGTATACACTCAATGCCAGCAGTGTGACTAAGATGCTGAAGATAAAACCAAGTGGAATAGCGACCAAATTTGTGAAGAGAAGTTTTAAGATTATTCCAAAGGTTGTTGAAAGTCTGCTGTTCGTTGTCTCCATAATATTTCTCTAGAACCTCACGTTGTGTTTTCTTGCCAATAAATTTTTGGTAAGAAGCGAACATGGCAGGCAAGTGACCTTTGTTCCACTTTGTATCAACTTGGTATCTAAGTCTTTTGTAGTTCTGGCTATTCCACCATTCAATGCGATCAACTGTAGCCAACTCATAATCTGGGAATTCATTTTTTAGAACCCATGCAGTTGGCAATTGGTAGGTGTTACCATAAAGCCATGCAAGCCAGAGCCTTTCCTCGTCATTGTGTTCGTATCGTTTATGAAGATAATTGGTCATCCATACCGCTGGATCGCAGTCGCCAAATTGCATCGACCACGCATACCAACGGATGAATTGTTCACGACGCTGCAAAGACTTCGACACAACCACCTTTACCTTTTTTGTATACTGCTGCGTGTATCACAGGATCAGAAAGATCATAGATTCCATCAGCGAAATTTTTACCATTGATTTTGAACATACTCAGCGAACATCCGCTTTTCTGTTTTCCCAAGAATTTGAATCCCATAGATTCATAGAACACGACTGCATCAGGTTCTGCTGAAACACGATAGTAACTGGTGCCAAGACCTTGTGCGCGATCAAGAGAGTCTTGTGTGAGTAATCTAGCAACACCTTTACGTCTATGTTTAGCAAACGTATGAAGCAATTGTAGATTGAAAACATATGGAGTTTTCTTAGAGCGTGTTGTAATAATCGCGCCAGCCAACTCTCCGCCTTCCCAGTATCCGACACAATACTGCCATTGTTCTTGCATATCTGCTTTCGCCACAAAAGTCTTGGCGAAAGAGTCTGCTTTGTTTTCAGTTATATGCGCGACAAACTCATCGCGACTTGTTTCACGCAGCGTCATGGAACTCGCGTTTCTTTTCTCCGCGCTCTTTTGGATACTTGGTTTGCTGCCATCCATGATACTCATCCAGATTCCATACAAATGGAGGAAACTTGAATGTATTATTAGCGAGAATCTCACGAACTGAGGGACCCCCATTCAGCGCAGCATCCATGAACATTTCCACGAATCGAAACTGAGATTCCATCTCCTCGCGTTTGGTTGTAGAACGGAAGCAGCGGAACTCGATCGTACCAGTATGCTTCATGCAGTAAGTATTGATGGCAAATCTGAATGGACGACCCATTGATACGCCATCTTTTCCAGCAGCATGTAATTTGATAAAGTGATTGAAGTCAGTAGCAAGTTCAATAATATTGTCGCACATATACTCAGGCATTGGGCGACCACCATCAAACTTCAGATACATCTTTGCGCCTTCGCATTGTTTCATCTCAGATGTTTCATGAAACTGATAACAGGCTTCAATGGTATCTTCTTGATTGTCTTGGATGTATCCAATCAATCGCTTCAATCCAGCAATATCATTCTTCAATCCTGGAACAAAGACATGAATATGTCCATGATTGACGCAGGAAGCAGTTGGTATGTTTCCATATTCTAGAAACATTTCTTTCAAACGCATGATGCGATCAACTTGTTCCTGCCAAGTCTTTGTCGGCATCATATTGACTTCACCACCCATCCATGGTTCTTTGCCAAGCGGATCGCATGCACGATATTGAAAAGGTGGATGAATGTTTACAATATCTGTTTCAGCATATTCCCATTTACCAAGAGTTGGGGGGATTTCCATACGACGATCAATATCACCCCACTCAATCTCAGCACCATATGTAAACGTTGACTTATCGTACATGCTGTAAATCCTTTGCATCATCAATCATAACATAGTTCTTTCGAAAGACATTTTTTGCTATAGTAACATAACAATTCATATCAATCTCAATAGGATCTTTGAGATCAGAACGAAGAGCAATATCTTTCGTAGAAGTAATTATACCACCATTGGTCAAAGAAGTAAAGTAAATTGGACGTTTACCGTTACGATAGAAACGTAATTGCTTTTCTTTGTACAACTCAACTACAGCCATTGAAGCATTGGAAAATTCTACAAGTGGCGACTTCTTTGCTTCAAGAGTATGAAGAATCAACTCACTATCATTTCGAGTTTTGCACTTGTAGCCATAGAGACGTTCCCAGTTCTCTGGCATCTCTTGGCTCACAACTCCATTATGTACAATGGAAATATTTTCATTCCATAATGGTTGATTGAATTCAAGATCAGAAGTAGAATATCGACAATGACCAATCAGATATAGATTGCCATCTTCGTTGACACAATTGTTTAGGTCGAGTGATTCTAAAAACTGCGTGGCTGGTTTTGGCTCAATGATAGTTTTGATTTCACCGCCACGAACCCAAGAAACTCCAGTTGCATGTAATCCGCGAATACTAGACTCGCGGAAAACGTCAGCAAGCATAATCAAGTCACGAGAACTTGGTTTTTCAATATAAGCACCAATGATTGCGCACATATATTAGCCGAACATATCTTCTAGAGTTGATTCTTTTTTGTATGCTTCTGGGTGATACTTCTCAACCATTTCCCTTCCACCAACTCTCTCCAGATAGTCATACCACTCTTGTTCTTCCCACATTCCTTCTGAGATGCCATTCCAAAGTTTTCGTTGTAGTGGATGTTCTTTGTTTTTTCTACGCTGCTCAACATAATTATATCGATGATCTTCATATTCTTTGCTCCCGAGTTCGAGCATCTTCTCGCGCAAATAACAAACAAGACTTACACGCTCTGCTGTTTCATCTTGCAGTTCAATAGGTGTATTGCCGTGAATGTACTCATGATTATTTACGAGCAGCAGGTCACCTGGTCGCACATTCACAGCAATACGAACTTCTGGAAGAATGAGATACCCACCTGTATAATTACCATTGTTTGATAGAACAAGAAGATTACTCAACCCATTCGTAAAGTCACCAGCATCACGATGTGCTGCTGTGCGGAATGTCTTGTTCACTGTAATGGTGGTGAATACAGTTTGTGGAACCAAGAATGCTGGATCAATCTTATCTGCAGCCTCACGTTGAGCGGCATGACGTTGTGGAAGCAGTTCAGCAAAACCACGATCAAGTGTTTGTAGAAAGGGGAATGACAATTTGAATTTGTCATATGAGTTTTGCGTATACGCTGTCGCGCGACCATACGGAATGCGAGGATAACGATCAAACCAACCAGCAATGCCAGACAACACCACATTGGCATAGGTTGTATCTGAAATATAAGTTTCCTCAACACCACGCGCTTCTTCTTTGCGCTCTTTGATTGACATCTTGGCAACTTTCTTGAGCCATTTCTCAAAGTCGAATTTATCTTCTCGAACTTTTACACTCAACCACACAAGACCACGAGATGATTCTGTGTTTTCGT